ACGCCGTCGCCGTTCACGAAGGCCGCCCCCTCTTGTTCTGCGAAGGCCGCTTCCACTTCGGCGCTGATCCAGGCGTCGATGTCGATCGCGCCATCCTCAAGCAGCGAAGCCGTCGCGGCGGGCATCGCATAGAGCTCCATGGTCGGGAACTGCAGCTCGGCGAGGTTCGGTGATGCCGTTTGCGGGCGCGCCGCGGTTTCGCCGACCCAGCCGGTCGCCGGGCCGGAAAGCGCGAAAGGCTTCTTCAAGACCGCGCCCGTCACTTCGCGCACGGTCGCAAGTGCACGCAGCGGGGACAGCTTCGCCAGCCTGCGGCCGATTTCGGTCGCCGTCTCGGCAGGCACAAGGTAGCCGCCGTCCGGACCGGAGGCGATGCTCATGGCCTTCTCCTCGATGCGCTGCAAACCGCGCTCGTCGCCCTTGCGCACATAGGCCTCAAATGCGCGCTTGTGCTCGCTCGGCCCGGTGGAAACTGTGCCGCCGAGGGTCGGCCGCACGGCTTTCACCAAAAGCTGGTCGAGCGTGCGCTTGTGCTCGTCGAGAGCTGCGTTGATCCGGTCGACTTTCTCAACCGTCACCACATCGGCGCCCATGCGGCCTTCAAGTTCCGCCAACCGCTCGTCATTGGCCGATTTGAACGCCTCGAATGCGCCCATGAACTCGCCGAACGCGTCGGCGACACCGCCGGCGCCTGATGCCTTCACTTCCGGCGCCGCGCGCCGCATGGTCTCATGCTTTGTCATGTCCAGTTCCTTTGTTGAGGGTGTGTGCCGCCTTGCGGATCAGGGCGGCAAGCATCGGCATCTCGCCCGTTGGTTCGCCATGCGCTTGCGCCTTCAGCTCGCTGATGCGGGCTTCGGGCAGCATGGGAAACGTCACGACTGAAATCTCCCAGAGGTCCGCTTCACGAATGGTGCGGACGCCGGTGGCGCGGTCCTGGTCGGCTGCAATTGTCTTGAAGCCGATCGAAAGCCCGTCGAGCGCGCCCTGGCGGATGAGGGCGAGCACTTCGCGGCCCCGCGCCACTTCGGCATTGATGCGGCCCCGCACGCGAAGCCCGAACGCATCCTCGCGGATGTCGATCCATGATCCGATGATCTCCGCCGGATCATGCTGGAACAACATGCGGATGCCGCCCGCGCCGCGTTTGCGCAGTGCGGAAGCAAAGGCTCCGCGCGCCACACGGTCATTGCCGAGGTCAACACTGCCAAAGATCGACGCGTAGCCGCTGATCACATCGCCGGTCGCAGCCATTCCGCCTTGCCGGAGAGGCGCATGTTTCAGGTCGGGCGCGGCGCGGATGATCGCATTCATGGCGCATCCTCCGCCCTGGCCTTGGGGGTGGCGGAACTCGTCGCTTCCCCACGATCCTCCTTGCGGCCCAGCGCCCGCACGATCACGCCCAGCACCCACCATGAGGCAAAGCTCGCCGCGCTCGCCCCCATCAGCATCACTTCAAACCGGTCGAAGGGTGTGGCGAGGCCAAAGCGCGTCATCAGCATTTCACCGGCCGCAGGCCCGAAGATCAGCCCGCTGACAATGCCGACGATGAAACGGGAGACTGCTTCGCGACGTCGGGTTGGCAGCAGATAGACAAGTGAAACCGAAGAGCCGACCAGAGCGCCGGCGCCCCGCGCCGACCAGTCTGAAAGTGTGTGCATCCAATCAGCCATTGGTGTTCTCCTTTGCTCCGCGCGGCGAGTAGCCGACGGCTTCCCGCTTTTCGTCGTCGCTCAGGAACGGTGCAGCCGCGACGCGCGCCCAAAGCGCGTCGCGTTCGGCGCTCAGGCCCTCAACCCGGTCAGCGTCGAACCAGAGCCGCAGTCCATCGCCAAAAGCCGGGGCCAGCCGGGCCGTCAGTTCGCGCGCCACCCGGCCAACCAGCGGCAGCACCGTCAAACGGTAGAAGGCGCGGTTTGCCTCGGCATAATTGGCGTAAGTGTTGTCCCCCGGAATGCCGAGCAGCATGGGCGGCACGCCGAATGCGAGTGCGATCTCGCGCGCCGCGGCATGCTTGGCCTCGATGAAATCCATGTCTTTGGGCGTCATGGACATGGGCTTCCAGTCGAGGCCGCCTTCCAGCAGGAGTGGCCGGCCGGCACGCGCGGCGCCCGTATAGCCATCCTCCAGTTCGCCCTTCAGGCGGTCGAATTGTTCCTCGGTCAGGTTGCCGCCGTCGCCCGGCGCATAGACGAGCGCGCCGGAGGGCCGTGCCGAATTGTCGAGCAGCGCCTTGTTCCAGGCGCCCGTCGCATTGTGGGTCTGAAGCGCCATCATCGCCGCGGCGAGAGGGGCAAATCCGCGATGATCGTCCAGCGGGTGGAACAGCTTCAAGTGGATGACGCCGCCGTCCTTGCCGGACATGGGCGCGAAACGCTGCCCCCTTCCGGCAACCGCATGGACGTAGGTTTCGGGCCAGCCTTCATGGTCGGTTCGCAGCGTCACCCGGTCCGGCCGGAGGGCATGCAAGACTCCCCCGCGCCCGGCGAGCGGCGTGAAGTTCAGATAAGCGTTGCCTGAAAGCAGCAAATGTCCGTACAGCGCCTCGAAGAATGTCGCACCCGCTTCAAACTCGTTCGGGCGCTCCAGAAGCGTCAGCAGCGGGTGACCTGCCGCTTCACGCGCTCCTTCATAAAGGAGCCAAGGGATGGCGGCGGCGGTCTCGGCCAGCATCCGCGCCGCGCGATAGGCGACCGGGTTTCGCATGAAACCATCGCGCGCAAGCGTCCCATAGTCCTGCGCGCCCCATTCGGCCTGAGCCAAGCCATGCAGCGCGATCATTCCGATGCCGGACTTCCGGTTCGGTACAGGCGATGCCCCCGTGCTTTCCGGCGCGCCGGGGCTTTCCGGGCGGAACGGCCGCCACGGCCAAAATCGTTTCATGTCGCTTCGTCCTTTCGCTCCGCTCAGGCGAGCGGTCGCACTTTCGGCGTGTTCCGCCGCGCTATCATCAACTCGGTCAGCGCCCAGACCAGCGCATCCAGCCTGTCGGGTGATCGGCCGTTGGACAGGCCTGACGCCGTGAAATCACACATCTCGTCTTCAAGCTGCGGAAACCGCCCGGCATGGCGCACACGCCCCTGCTCATAGAGTGCCGCCACCGGTTCGGCCCTCAACAGCTTGCCGCGCCGCGCCCTCACCGTCTTCACCGGCAGAGATCGGTCGATTGAACGCAACACGTCCGCCACCAGATCTCCGCCCTGGTTTGCTTCCACAATGATGCAATCGGCTTCCAGCCGGTCGAACAGTCCTGCAACCCGCGCGGCCCAACGGGAGGGCGGAGCGGGCGCAAAACTCGCATCTTCAAGCACCCACCCCGTTCCGCCGGCGTCAATCCCGGCAGCGACAATGCCGCAGGCGTCGGATCTCGCCCCCGATGTGACAGGCGGATCGACGGCGATCACGATCCGGGTCAGTTCAGGGCACGGCAGGCAAAAGCTGGCGTCGATTCCAGCACGGTTCCACAACGCGCCATCCCGATCGGATATCAGTTCGCCATCCAGTTCCTGCCGCCCGAGGCGCGATCCGGCATAGCGTTCCTGCATGGCGGCAAGAAATCCGCCTGCCAGATTCGCCGCATTGTCGCGCGTTTTCATCCGGGTGACCACGAAGCCCGGGTCTTGAAGCAACCGCTTGATGAGCGGTGTCGGGCGCGGTGTCGTCGTCACCAACTGGCGGGGCCAGTCGCCGAGGCGAAGCCCGAATTGCAGCATGTCGAAACAGGCCTCGTCCTTCTTCCATTTCGACAATTCGTCGCACCAGGCCGCCTCGAATTGCGGGCCGCGCAAGCTGTCCGGGTCTTCCGCGGAGAACATCATCGCCACGGCTCCATTCGGCCAGACCAGTCTGCGGCGGGAAACCTCCAGCCGCGGGCGGAAACCGTCAGCCGCCGCTGCAATGATGCCGGAAGGTCCTTCCACCATGACATCGCGCACATCGGCGAGCGTCTCGCCCACCAAGGCGACGAGGCCCGTGCGCCGGCTTGCAAACATCGGCAGCCCCCGCACGATCGCATTGACCCATTCAGCCCCGGTCCGGGTCTTGCCCGAACCGCGTCCGCCGATGACAATCCAGCCATGCCAATGGCCGCGCGGCGGCAGTTGCTCAGCCCTGCCCCGCAGGAACCACTCCGCTTCCGCCGCCTGCCGCTGGGATTCCGACAGATTCCGTCTCGACCAGTCTTTCTGCGTAGGCATGCGCCAACTCTTCAATCCGACGGTCGATGGCTTCGAATGTGCCGGTGACAACGGCCTCTTCGGCCGCGGTGTCGCGGCGTTCATCGGACCGCTCGATCTGCTCGCTCAAACGGTCGATGGCCTTCATCATGGCCGACAGCAGGTCGAGCCTGGATTTCTCCAGCAGCGCTTCACCGTCCGCCTGCTCAAGCATGGCGAGCGCACGGTCCGCCATCACCGCGATGCGCCGTCGCAGGGCGTCACTTGCCGCGAGAGGCATCCATCTTTCGCTTTCCGCCACGACAACCAGTTCAGGTGCAGGCACCCCGCACAGGGTCGCGATGCGCTGCACCGTCGGGCG